CTCCGGGCGAGGGCCTCTCGTCGATCGAGAGTTGTTTCAGCAGGACGTACCTTAACACCCCGGAATTCGCTAACGAAATCCTCGGTGACGTCTCTGCTCATCCGGTCTATCAAAGGATAGAACCGAGCGCGGCAGGGTGGTCCGACGATGACGGGTATATCGCGGACTACTCCTTTCGTTCTAACTGGGAGAGGACCCAGTTGCAACGACACCCTAAACCACTTGCGCTTAATAAGGCTGCGCCAAAGCCAAGTGGGAACAGTGTCGAGGGAAATCGGCCGGACCGAAATCTCGTACCTCAACAGGTCGTTCAGGACATACATCAAAATGTCCTTCGAAAACGACGCCATTCCTTTAACGACCTCACTCAATAGGTCGCAAGAAGCCCCTCTCTCCGAAAGGAAGGAAAGGACAGGCTTGCCGACGAACCGGTGCTGAACACAATCATAAGATCGTGAATTCAGTTCAAAGAACCGGCGGTCAAGCCCCGTCTTCTCCTCGTTCACAACGAGTCCAAAATGGCTGGTGACAGAGACCCAAAGTTCATAGAACCTTTGGGTGCCACAGAACATAATGTCATCCCCATTGATCCTCACCTTCCTGTCCCTCTCCCCATCTCCCCACCGGGCCTCGTAATCACGACAGAGATCATAGCATGCCTTATTCAAAAGACAAAGAACGGGAAACGAGACCAAGTTTCCCATCATGCTACCTCTGCGTATAGGCCAAAGGTTTCCACTCCTGGACAACCAATGGAGATCGGTGAAAGAACCCCGGAGAATCTCTACTTCTGCCGCTGTCAAGTGCTTCGACTCGCACAAGACGTCGACGATCGCTCCCACAACTTCGGTGTAAATATTGTTGGTGGCATTCTCATAATCACCTGAGATATACCACTCACCAAAGCGTCGATCCTTCGCGACAGTTTCGAAGTCGCTACTGGTCACATCTCCACGCACACACCATCCGAAGGAAGTGAGGTGGTCGTAGAGAGCAGTATGAACGGGTGTCAGCTGCTCCTTTACACTCGCTGACTGCATCGTCACCACCCGATGCTTTCCCTTTGTCTTCGCGACGCCGACGCGCACTACGCCTGGACCTAGACGAGAAAACTCGCTAGGATGACAACCCAGAGTGCCGCCGCCGGCCTTCTCAATTTCAAGGCACCCCTGTTGATCGGGGACGTACACCTTCCTCTCCCTTGCAAGACATTCGCCCCATTCAGTACCGACGAGTTCTCGGACTCTCGCCTTCAACGACTGAATAGGATTAGCCGACCAAAACGTGGGACGGTCGACCTCGTGACTCACCTGAGTGGATACAAAACGCATCCACTCATCACGGGCTTTACCAGACAGCTTCTTGTCACACACCTTGCAAACGGGGTCGAAGAGCCGATCACAGCTCTTCAGCGCCCAGTGCAGCCTCTTAGGACGGCGCACTCTTTCCTTTTTCTTTTTGTTTGCAAAGCGGTCCTTGACGGCCGCTGTCCACTCTTTCCACTCCCCCCTCATCTGCACACAACTCCGTTGCCTCCCTAGAAAGGGAGTGACCTCGTTACTGAGACTAAACTCAGTAAGAACGAGTAACGAAGCGCGGTTGAGGGACTTGCCGATTGACCCAGATGCAGGACATCGGGCAAGAGGCTCCCAAA